ATAAGATATGTAGCTTTGGACTGTCTTCCGATGAGACCACACCGTCCGGAATTTTACCGGAGTGACGTTTATGCCGTTAAAAGCATCGACGCCGCAGGACTCCCTAAAGAGTCCACGGATACAGCACTTATCTGAGTTGAACTTAAGTCCAACTTTGGGGAAGTACTGTAGTAGCAGGGCATAGTCTTCGCCCTTACATATGATGTCATCGCCGTAAACATACACGCGCCCCACGCATTGCTGCATGGGAATCGCGTAATGTGCACTGAGCACTGCCAGTGCTAGAACATAGAAGCACAACGCTTCCACAGGGAAACAGCAAGCTGATCCCATGGGCGCGAACTTCTTCAATCCTAACACCTCACCCGAAGGTAGCAATGTAGCCGCAGATCTACAGGCCAATAAAGCCTGATACATCTCGGTGCCGCTGAATAAACATTCAACGAGCGATAGAGAAACTCTATCTGATGCATCCTTCATATCTAGTGTGACCCAGTTCCGCGAAGGACCTTCCTCGTGAGAGGTCGATCCGAGCAGAGCTAGCCATTGATTGACAGACTGATCCGTGAAATTCACGAAGCCTGCCGTCAGTGGGTGTCCTTCAAGGTAAGCCATTATTTTTCTGGCTAAACCTTGTTGGATCCACTGAAGTTCCAATGGTTCACAACTAATTAGTCGAGGTCCGCGGGAGTCTTTAGGGACGAGCACCACTTTAGCGGTGCCGTGATCCAAGACTTCACGTGTTTGTATCCAGTCGAGGCAGTCGGCAATATGTGTCGGAGAGTATACAAAATACTCGCTAAACGGATAATAGCGTTCAAGAGATCGGTAAATCCTTTTAAATTCACCTTTCTCCGATTGCGTTTCACCCGTTGACACTGCGCCGGGCCCATGTCCGGGTTTGATTTCCCGGGGACTGAAAGACGCGAAGAGTTTGGTCGTAAACGACCTCGCTTTTCGCACGACTGGGTCTTCTCGGAAGTTAACTTCCGGTAATGACCTGTCTGTCTCGATGAATCCATAGATTACTTTTAGTTCATCTATGAGTTCGTAGGGTAACTCCAGTTTGTACATTGCGTACAAAAACTGGCGGAGTGCCTTGACCGTCTCTATCACCTCATGGTTAGAGGCTACATCATGTCGTAGATAGCCGTTATGGCTAAAGACACGAGAATATAATGATGCAGGAATGCATTCATCGTATTCAAACCAAGTATCGCCCTGTAAAGAGCGATCCAGTCGTTTTCCGACACTTGGCAACACGACAGTCAAATACTTGACGCCGTGTTCAGCGATCCCTTGACGAGTGGTATTGAGCCACTTATCAAGTTCAGACTGTTCGAGTATGAGACGATCAGCTATGTCTTGCTGTATCGCCAACGTAACTTTGCTATATAGCATGTTATTATGGTTGTACGGACAAAACACCTACGATCCTCAAATATTCCTCTCAGAGCCCCATAAAGGCCCTCCGATAGCAATACGCTACCGGGGGCCCGCATGGGAGAACTGAACGTCTACGTTAAACCTCGCCCGTCAAAAGGCGAGTAACAAACGTATGAGCCGGTTGGCCAGAGGTAAACTCATCGGCCTCCAACCCCGACTGCGAAGCAGGCGAGATTAGGAGGTAGAGAGCATGTACCAGACCAATCATATCATTCGTGCTAAAGTTGGTGTCGCGTGGAGACGCGAGTACCAACGACACGAAAGACGTGCGTTCACTACCGTCCGTGAGCACTTTTGTGTGCTCGAGACGTAGTTGAGTGCGATTGGTGCCGACGGGCGGATTCTCTTTCGTTGATTGATTACTAATCTTCAACGTATAAGACTCCGTCGCGGAAACGGTGTACTTGCGTACACTACTACCGTTGTCTACATCAATGAGGGAGACGGGCGTATTCAGCGTTACGCTGGAGATGCTCGCCTTGAGGTTTAGGGTGTTATCAAGCATGTTGCTTGTTCTTTATATAATGACGTTAAGGTCTTCGCGTGCTAATGAGAGAGGTAGCTAGTAATAGCTTATCAATCCCAAGTCGCTTAAGCGA